TAAGATCATTGATCTTATCCATCATCTCACCACACATATTATTGAAATCGTTGGTTAGATTCCGTATTTGAGAACAGTTTGCCAGCATATTTGAAACGCTCGAGGCGTTCGTAAAGTCCTCCACCAATTGTCTTGATCGATTATTAAGCTGTGGTAGGTCACCCATTCCCATCGCATCATCGACTACACCTTCAGATTCGAGTAAGGTGGCGAATCCTGCGGCACACTCTAGCATCTCATCCGCTTGACCTAATGCTTTGGATAGCTCCCGTCCTGCTTGCTGAATACCGGAATTCCGTATGAAATCTCGTGTAGCGGCTAATAGAGCATCGTTCAAGAAGTCTCCACAAGAGGTGAATCCATCGGAAACATCCTGGATTCCTTGCATTGTGTCCCATATCTCTTCTCCTTCGGCACCCGGGTATGCGGCTTTGACAGCGGTTTCGTTCATACCATCCGGTGGCTTGGTGATATTCAGGGGTTCGGTCTCCTTCTTCATATGATCCAACTTGGCGTGGGTCGGTGACCGCATCTCCGATCCAATGGACCCCATTGCATCATTGGCACTGGAGAAGATTCCGGTGCCCTGTGATCCTGATATTACGCTACTTGGTGATACTGGCATTTTCTATCCTGAACGTCCAATTCTTTTTTTTTTTCGTGGAAAACACGGTTTTTTCCGTTTTTCCTAGTTTAGCTTTAATCCGGCCCCTTTAACCCAGTTAATGGCACCAGCCTCCGTGGTTACTCCAGCGGCAGAGGTGATCGTGCAATCATCCAAGGAATCGATGTTACAAGCTCCTCCTGCTTCGATATTAAGGTCACCTCCCCCTACTAAATTGAGATCACCCCCGGCTTCGAGATTGAGATCACCATCTATCTTGAGATTGGCATCTCCGGTAATGGTAATGTTCTCATCTCCTGCGACAATATGGTAATTGTCCATCATAACGTTTACGGTGCGTGTCCCATCTGGTCCTATCTCTTCCCACGTACCTGCTTTGTGATACCTCATAAGGCGTTCAGCCCCTGGAGTATCGTCCCATTCTTCCACGTGACCACTCTCTGAAGCCCTTACGTGATTGAAAGGATATTGGGCTTTGTAGTTGTCCATTGGTAATCCTTCTTCTGGCTTAGAGTCTCCTCCTCCCACGGAGGGTGGTCCTTCGAAATCTTTACGAGCCCGTCTATGAGTATCTGGTTCACCGAGATGGGTGGCTTTTGGATATATCCCATTAGGATCGTTAAAACCAGTCTTCGCTGGCGGCTTAGTCGGATACCCTCCCAAAGTTCCCATCATAATAGGCTCTTGACAGGCTTCTCCATCTCTGAAGAATCCTACTACCCAAGTCCCTTCTACTGGACCGAGCGGAGTAGTACCAATTCCATTCATCGCGGCGGAAGTAATAGGTTGCATTGGATGAGCCCAGGGTAGATCCGTGGTCGGAATCCCTTCATCAATTCCCAACTCCATCTTCTCTGTATGGAGACCAGCGATACGTACCTTACATCTTCCTAGTGCCATTGGATCACGTCTATCCTCTACGACACCCGTGAACCAAACGAAACCATCAAATCCCATAAATTGCATAGTCTTATCCTCGTTCTTCGATTACTATATCTGGATCTCCAAAGAATCCATCTTTCATACACTCTACCGTCATTGTGTATTCATTATTATTAATCTTATGGTGGATGGCGGTGACTAACCATTTTCCGGTCATATACTGATCCTCGGGCACATCGTGAGTGGGAATATGAGTTGGTATTCGTAGGAGCACCACATCACCAGCCCAACAATTTGAATCACCTGCGACATCAAATTTAATAGTATTAGCCCTCATTTCAGTCGCCTTCATATCATAATGAGGGTAATGACTCTTTTCTCCTTTATCGTGAAAATCATAAAGGTAGTTTGAACTCATAAAACCATTGTGTTGCCCTACATTATATTCCGCAAATGGAGCGTCCTTTGGTCCGTTTAGCCCTGTACCCTCTGCCATTACCTTGTCTTTCTCACCATCGTATTCCACTTCATATGTCATCAGCGACTTTTCAAGGATATTATGAGTGAGAATAGACCCACCATACATACCATTTACTTGACCGCTTGATATATTAAAGCGTCCTTGCTCTGAATATTTCTCCACAATTGCATTATCAACCGTGAAGCCGAGGGCACTCTCACCAATCCCTACAGGCATATTTTTCAGGGTAAATGCTCTCATTATGTCTCCTCCTTTTAATTCGTCTACCGTGATGAATTTGAAGCCATCATTGTTCTCGAAAAAGAGGTAATTGGACTCTCCCTCAGCAGATACCGAGTTGCGTCCAAGAAAATTTATTAGCTGAAAAGGATTCCAATTTGGTACCACTATATTCTTTTCGTGTAGAGAAGGAGATACCACAAAGTCAGTCCATAAGTAGTCACCAAACTCCATAATCTCTGAACCCACATATTCCACTATCTCTGAAGCCGTCATCTTCAAAAATGAGCGGCTTATTAGTTTTGAGTTATTAACAAAGAGGTAAGGAGATGCTATTCCTATGTCATAGATTGTAGATTTTGCTGTATGTCTTCCTCCGCTTATGGAATCAATTCTGAACTCCTTTTCGAGATTGGAGGTTTTCTCCGAAGACGTATTCGGGGTAAGTATCTCAAAATGAAATTCCTCTAGACCAGAGCCAACAATACCATTCTCCTCGACCATCCCAGTTCCATCTTCTATTTTAATATTGCCAAACATACAATTATTGTATATTGACTCCCAGATACTCAATTGCTTGATGATGCCAGATAATTCATCATCTTCTCCTTTGTAGTTCGTGAACTTACAATTCCATTCGGAGGTCGTTTTTGGGTCTAATGTTTCAAACTGCGGATCCATAATGTAGTTTATTCCTGAATTTGTTGTTTAGTATTTCTCATCCAATCTGCAAATTCGTCTGCTATCTTTGGAACGTAACTGGGCTTGAGCAACATAATATGTCTCAGTTTATCGTTTAAATGTAGTTCCCATTCTATATTAGTAACAGGCACTCTGTCCTCTTCAATGCTGTTTTCCGCATATTGGGTGAATTCGGAATCTTCCCAATGATGAATTACATCTATGTCGTCATAGGTTTTTTCCGCATATGCATAGACTTCGGGTTCTCTCATTACCCAATCATAAAATGGATCAATTACCTTATTTATTGCACATACAATCCACCAATAGTCTTGATTCCCATAATACTTTTCCGCCACTTTTTCGGGAGTAGCAGTTTCGTCTATTGTTACGGAATAATAGAAAGTTGCATATTTACTAACTGATGAGAGCATATCTAACCTGTGTGTGATATCAGCTACACTCACTCCATTATAAGTTAGTTGTGGAAGTATTTTTGAATATTTTGGCATTAATATCCTCCTCTTTGTTGAATATCACCCGCAGTAATGATTGCGTTTTCTTTAAGCTCTACTGTGAGTTGTGTTTCGATTGGAGCACCATCCTCATATGCATTCCACGTTCCTGTTGGAGTATAATTCACCGCAACTGATTGGATAAAAGAATCCTTTATCTGGAATAAATGCTTATTGATCTCCGCACCATACCAGAATTCTACATTGACTGTTACAGGTATACCTAGGCGCCCTATATTTTTCAAAGAATCCGCAACATCATCTATAAGGTCTGTGTTATTTGTAGTCTTTCCGGATTCTTTTTCTGCTTCTTTTATTTCAGCGACAGTTTTTGCGTGAGACTCACCAGAACTCTTAACAGTAACATCACCGGCAAGAGCCCCTTTGACTACAGGAGAACTGAATTTTTTGAACGCAAAACAAATCACTTCAATTGCTTTTTGTTCTTCTCTATCTTTAGGGGTCATTCTCCAATTTAGTGTGTGTGACCTTAATGAGGCTCCATCATATACCAATCCCATCATTTGATTAGAGATTGAACCCATTGCCATTTTACCAGAATTGTTCACGTTAGCTACTGAAGAAGTAAATTCAGCCAATTCACTGGCGGCTCCAGCACTCACGGCTGCGGCTTGTTTTAGAAGCATTGCTCCAAAACCTCCTAGTCCTCCACCTTCTCCACCCATTGTATTACCTCTATTGACCAACATATTATCTGATTCAGAATATTTCTGAGCATAGGTAGTATTGAGAGTCAGAGGCATAGGTAGCCAAATATTAGCAATAGAGTCTTTATCTAAACCGTGGGCTTGATTGCTCTTATCACTCGCACGAGGAGCTGGTACCCAAGAATTGATTATACATCTTGTCCAAAAATTTCCGGCAGATACATCATCTAAAGGGAATTTAAATACTTGAGCGCCATTAGCTGGGGGGATGTCAGATGGATCGGGTTTAAATGTTGCAAGCGGATGTTCAGGTTGCATCAAACTGCTTTCAACATCTGTTACTGCAATTGAAGTTCCGTGGGAACCAATATTTCGTCCGGTCCGTCCCTTTTGTCGGTTCTTAGTGGGCATATGTCCTTCCTATGTTCTAAATACGTATTTAAACTATTTATATAAATAGTTGATATGGCTTATAAGGGAAAATACAAAGTAAAAAATCCTAATAAGTATGTCGGTGCTGTGGATAAGGTTAGGTATCGGTCATCTTGGGAACGTAGATTTATGGTATATTGTGATGTTACACAACCAAAGATCGAGAGATGGAGTAGTGAGGAAATTGTGTTACCCTATAAGAGTCCGGTGGATGGGAGAGTCCATAGATACTTTCCAGACTTTTGGATTGAGCAAAGGGACAATAATGGTAAATTATCTACAATGGTTATTGAAGTAAAGCCTAAGGCTCAATGTGAACCACCCAAATTACCAAAGACTAAAAATTCTAAGAGTAAATATAGGTATTTACGTGCAATGAAAACGTGGAAAGTGAATGAAGCAAAATGGAAAGTAGCAGAAGAATTTTGTGCTGAACGGAAGTGGACATTTAAATTACTAACAGAGGACCATTTGGTGAAGTAATATGGCTGAATCAAAAGCGAAACAAGCAAAGAAATCGGTAGCGTGGTTTAAGACGAAAGTAGGAGAATCCGCACGAGGATTCAAGAAAAAGGGAAAACTGGCTCCTGGGAAGATGTATACGTTTGGATATGACGCCAAATTTAAAGCAATCCTTCCTTACTGGGATAGATTTCCTCTTATTATAGTGTTAGATGCGTATAAGGATGGCTTTTTAGGACTTAATTTTCATTATGTATCTCCTATAGAGAGAATGAAATTCTTCTCAAAAATAAAGAAATTCGCAACTCAAAAGGGAGAGGTAGAAGATATGACAAACAAAGCAAGATTCAGAATCTCCTGGAATGCAGTACGAAATATTAAGCACGCCGACAAAATGATACATAAATACTTATATGGACACGTAAAAACAAGTCTACTGGAAGCACCTCCTAATGAATGGGAGAACGTTATATTTCTACCATATCAGAAATTTGTTGGTGCCACTGCTAAATCAGTATGGAGTAAATAGATGGAAGTATCAGCTTTTAACAAAGTAATAGGTTCTACAGGAGATTTCGCTAGAAATAATTTATATTCTATAGAAGTCTATATGCCTCGAGGACACGATGGAATGGGAATGACCGGAGGTAATGGATACTTTGGTAAATTTTACACTGGAGCAGACGAGGAAAAGGGAGGAGCTCAATTTCTTTCATATAAAGCAAAGCAAGTATCAGTTCCTGGTAAAAGTCTGGGTACAATCGATGTCAAGCGATTTGGTCCTGTTTTTAAAGTAGCAAATGATTTAATTGTGGACACGGTGTCTATGACATTTATGTGTGGAGAGAGTTATGCAGAACATAGATTCTTTGATGGTTGGCTATCTGGCATTATGGGACAAGTCAAGCACGGCACTGGAGTATCTAAAGGAGGTACTTCTCATAGACAAATATATACCTTAAGTTATTATCACGATTATGTTAGTGAGGTTAGAATTATTCCTCTCGATAGACAAGGCGGTGCTATTGCGAATATCGTTTTAATAGAAGCATATCCAACGAATGTAGGACCAATGGAATTTACTTGGGGAGAAACAGGAGAAGTACAGCAATTTACTGTAACTTTTTCATATAGAGATTGGAATCATACTGTACCGAAAACTGGATGGTGGGCAGATATTGAAGGTACGAACACAGGTAAACAACTACCTAAGCAAACAGCAGGTAATATAAATCCTGATGGAACCGCTACCGCTTGATAAGCAGGGAATAAACGTCTATTCCCCGCATTGATAACATAATTGTTAATAGGAGATAATATTATGGCATTACCAAAAATAGAAACACCGATGTACAGTTTGAAACTGCCATCGGATAAAAAACAGACTGTGACCTACAGACCATTTCTGGTGAAAGAAGAAAAGATTCTTTTGACTGCGATGGAAGGAGCTAAGACTCTAAAGGGAGATGAGTTTGCGAATGCAGTAAGGGATGTGATTTTAAGAATCATCACAAACTGTACTGATGGGAAGATAAATGCAGATAAGTTACCTGCATTTGATGTTGATTATTTGTTCTTAAATATTAGAGCAAAGAGCCGCGGGGAAATGATTGAGCCTTCATTTACTTGTAATCAAGAAAAGGATGGAGTACCTTGTGGACACGTAGACAAATATCCAGTTAGGATTGACGAAATCAAAATTGAATTTCCTGATAAAGATTATTCAAAGATAATGATAAAGGATGATATTGGAATCCAATTAAAGTTTTTGTCTACTGAAGAGATGAAAGTTCACGATAACGAGACTGACGGCATCGAAAAGATGTTTAAGGTTATTGTTGATTCAATAGATTATGTATTTGATGCCGAGAATGTTTATAAAGGTAAAGAAACATCAAAGGTTGAGATGGCTACATTTGTAGAGAGTTTGTCCGAAGATACCTTCGATTCAATTAAAGAATTTTTTAATCATTTACCACGATTAAGACACGTAATTGACTATAAGTGTACAAAATGTGGGCATAAAGAGCCAGTCACATTGGAGGGGCTGGAAGATTTTTTCGGCTTTGCATAAGTTACGATACGTTGGTCAATCATTACAAGACTAACTTCCAGCTTATGCAACATCACAATTACAGCCTTTCAGACCTAGATAATATGATACCGTATGAAAGGGAGATTTACGTTTCACTTTTAGCGGATTGGCTACAAGAAGAAAAAGAAAGACACGATAAAACTAGAAGACCACGATAAGGAGTAAAATGGCGAGTACAATGGAAACCTTTGCGAAAGTAGCTGGAGCGAAAGCCGTCATAGGCGGTGGTCTCGGAGGTATAACTAAGATGTTGTCCGGCGAAGCCAAGATGCTCAAGAATCAAAGAAAAAGACAGAGGGCGGAAGAAAAAGACAATCTGAAAATTCAGATTGCTGAGGAGAAGGAGTCGCACACAAATTGGTTGCGTGAAAAAGGTAGTATTCTTCAAGCAATGAGAGATAAACGCTCCGGCTATAATAAAATGAGTCAAGAAGAAAGGGAAGCGGCTGATTCGGAAAATCTGGAAAAGGTAGAAGCAAATATTAAAAGAAAAAAGGCTAATAAACAATGGATGAGCTCCATAATCTCTGAAATATCTACTCAAGATATGTTGAACCAGACAATATTTAATGAGGCGAAAGCGAGACAAAGGCAAGCGGAAAAAGACCTAAAGAAAGCGGAGAAAGCGGCAGAAAAGAAGGATGAGGTGAGAATACTGGGAATGGCTGCCGAATATGAAAAGCTAGGAGCATTCGATGGTTTGAATAAGGAAGGAATTGCCGCTATTATCAGAGAAAATGAACTCAAGGAGGAAGCTAACAAAAAAACAGAAGAGATTGGACAAGTACAGGAAAAATATTTAGGGTTATCAGAGATAAGACTATCTCAAATGGCAGACTCTTTGGCAGGTAAGGGAGAGTTTGATGGCTTAGAGAAAGACCAGATAATCGATATGCTGAAAATGCGGGAGACGGAAGCAAAGTTGAATGCAGTAAAAGAAGAACAGTTAAAACAAGAGGAGTCAATCTTAGGTGATTTAGTCTATTCGGATCCAGGCTGGTCTGCTGAACCGGATGCTCCAACTCTTAACGCACCTTCAAATGCTTCTCCTGTTCCAACAGGACCAGATGTTGCTGGACAAGATGTTGGTGGAGCAGATAGTGGAGCTATAGTAGCCGCTATAGACAAACAAACAGAAGAAATTGTAACCGGATTAGGAACACATTCTCCCCCCTTCTTAGAAACACTTACAAAGGGTGAAGGCGCTCCCTCAGTTGAAGCAGAACCAGTGGCTGAAGGAGCTAATACAGGAGAACCTCCACGTGTTATTATGGATTCGGATGGTGATCCAATGATGATCGAGTCTGACCAAATGCAAGAACTTATTGATATTGAAACAAAAGAACTTGATTTTGACAGACGGAGGGAACAAAGAGAAATTAAAGCAGACAGACTAAGACTAGAAGCAAGTAGAGATAGAAAGCGTCCAAAGCTAGGTGCAGGAAAGAAAGGTCCTACACTAAACAAAAAAGACGAAGGAGGTGGATTCTTTTCGACACTTGCTGGTCTATTAATGTCCCCATTCAGCAAGATTGGTTTGGGTATTACTGGTCTGACTTCGGCTGCTGGTGCTCTAACCGGACAAATTAACTCTCTCAAATCATTATCCAACAGATTTTTAAAGACAAAATTTACAGTTCCAAAGGTAACTCAACCTGCACCTACAGTACAACCCAAACCTACTATACAGCCTAAACCACCTAAACCAACTGTACAACCCAAACCTACTATACAGCCTAAACCAACTGTACAACCTAAACCAACTGTACAGCCTAAACCTACTATACAGCCTAGAGCGCCGGGTGCCAGAGTTCCAGGTGCTAGAGTTCCGGGAGGGGGAGTAAAAGTCCCTACCGGAGGCGCACCAGCTGTAGCTCCACCACCAGCAAGCAAAGGCATTGTTCAAGCCGGAGGCAAAGCACTAGCAGAAGCAAGTAAAACAACTGCCAGAACGATGAGTCAGGTAAAAAATGTTGCAAAATTAGGAGGTAAAGTATTAGGTAAAGTAGCACTTCCATTAACAGTAGCATTGAGTGCTTTTGATGTATACTCTACTGAAACAGACGAGACTATGGATAGAACTGAAAAAAATATAGCACATAGTAAGACTGGTGCCGCCCTAGCAGGTGCTGCCGCTGGAGCGGCAATAGGATCAGTTGTTCCGTTTGTCGGAACACTAGTCGGTGGTATTATTGGTGGTGGATTAGGATATTTCTTAGCAGGAGAAATTGGAGAAACTGTTGCTGAACAAGTGTCTGATAAAACCAATATTGATGAAAATACTTCAGGCTCCACATTAGCTAATGAAGATAAGCAATGGTTGATGAAACAAGCCGAGCAACAAGGTATTGTAGATACCGGTATGGGTCACGGCACCATTGATGATTTAGAAAAATTATCAAAGTTGGATGTAGATAGTTTAGAATCACTCCTAGATACAGAAACTTGGGGCAAAGCAGATAAACAGAACATTATGGATCTCGTAGCCGCCAAGAAGATGGGAAAATCGATTAAATACGATTCTGGCGGACTCTTTGGAGATGAAACTCTTGCATATGGTGAAGCAGGCTCTGCAGGACCTACAAAAGCGGGAGATGAAATCGATAATATGGCAAAGATGAAAAAGGAATACAAAAAGAAAAGTGTTATGACACGTACTTTCGAAGGTGGTGGGAAAGCAGAATTGGCGGCGACCAAAGACCTCGATAAAACAAAATTTATGCAAAAAGGGGACCTAAACGGTATTCCTGGCACTTGGTTGCACGATAAAGGGATGTGGATGTTTCATTCTGATGAAAAAATGATGGTAAGGCGTTCCAAAGCCGAGATAGCTCGGAGAGACAAAGCCGTCGCTAAGAAAGACGAGGATCCGGGTACGGGCACGACAAGACTGAATGCTGACGGAACAGTGGCAGAAGATCAAGGTCCCATACAAGTAAAGGATCCTGGGAAATTTCAATATGCAAAGACAAGAACGAAAAGATTTGTCAAGGATTCCTCCAAACTGGAAGAAGGAGCTAACCTTACTCCTGAGAAATTTGATGAGTTGACTCCGCAGAAGGAATTGCAAGATTCTGCTAATACCGCAATGGTAACTACAGGTTCTATATTTACTCACGACACACACTTAGAACAGACATTATGGGACATTTGGGCAGAACAAAAACCATTTTTTGATACCACACCAGAAGGTACGGTTAGTGTTGAAGGAGAAAAAGAATTACCATTGACAATGCTCCCAGATGGTGAAAGTACCGAGTTTAAACCCCAAATGAATATGTTTGGAAATGCGGGAGAATTAACAGCACCTGTGCCAGTAATTGATGTCGGTCCTTCTCCAATGATGGGAGCAGAGGCAGAGATGTTATCAAGTTCAGTTTTAGAACAACAAAATGCTGACATTTCGGCAGCAGAGAAACAAGCCGTAGCAGGTCCTAGTGCTTCACAAATGATTAATGCACCAACTATTGATAATAGTGTACAATCTCAAACAATAATGTCCGATAGTTCTGCTCACGCACCTGGACCACCAGCAGGTACTGGGCGAGGATAAGAATTATTATAAATATAGTATAATAGAACAGTTATAAAAAAGGTAACATAATGGAAAATGAAGAAAAATTAATTCTAGAAGAAACGCACAATGATAATATCGGCACCGCTGATTTTAGTTTCAACAAACTCGTTGACACTTTTCAGGAATTACCTACAGCATCTTTAATTAGAAGTATTGCGGCAGTTGTTCCGATGAAGATGTCAACTGGGACAATCATCAATATACGTAGAAATGGAGCAACTGATGCCTTTGAAACGGTAGAGGCTACATTAACAGTAAATACAGCAACATCTGATCCAACTCAAACTGGACTATCAATGGAAGCATTGCGGGATCTTCAGAATCAATATGGTTTGGATGGATACACAATTGCGGCAAATCTACTAAAGGGGATTACTGATGCGGCAGAAAATACCGCCTTTCTGACATTTATTGATGCCAATTCATTAGCTACTCCAGCTTTAGCTTTGACTGCGGCTGGATCTTCAGAACAATCACTATTTGAAATTACTCAGCGTGTCCAAGAACTTGTTATTAAAATGAATACACCTAATTTCAGAACTTTTAATGCTTTTGCAATTCTTCCTTACAAGAATGCGGCATCCATCTCTGCACTATCTAACTATGTACGTGGTGAAGATGCAGAAGAAAAGAGATTGATTATCAACAAGATGGGTAAAACAACCTATTATGTTAATCCAGATGCGACCGCTACCACGATGTATGTAGGATTACACGATACTGGTAAATCTAGTATGGGTGCTTCAAGTATTATTATGGGTACATTTCCACAACAATTGCTAAGAGCAACAGAGGGAGAATCTTTTCAGGGCAAAATTGGACTCTTAAATCGTTATGCAACTGCGGTAAATCCGTTGTCAGATAGCGGTTCTGAAATGCTAATGTCAGCCGTAATTTCTTAATATGAAACAATTACATCAAACTGCTGAAGAAATTTTATCAGAAATAGCAATAAGTACTCCTAAATCGGAGAAAGCAAAAACATTTATGCTGAAAGCTATTGATAAGGTAGATGCGGATTTAAGTATTAAAGATTTCGCTCTAGCCGTGACAAGTATAGTTATTAACGAATACGGCTCTCATCTGTATGATGATTTCAAGAGTATAGTAAGAGTAAAATTGAAATCAAAATGATTTAGGAAGGAAACTGAACTCCTTTTTCAAGCATTGCTTCATAAATTATACGGCGTACTCCTTGCAATGCATCTTGGATATCATCAAACTTATGATTATCGTATTTGTTCCAGTCTCGACATTGTTGATCTAAGTCCCACACAAGCAAAGCCCAATCCATAGCCTTTGTAGCCGCATTAAATTGTACTTCGTCTTCTGGTAAATTAAATTCAAGATTTGCTTTCATTATCATCCTCAGTTAAAGGTACACCCCTATAATCAAGAGAAACAAATCCTTCTGGACCAAAAGATTTTTCTCTCACCATTGTTTCAAAAATCTGCCATAGCTTCCACATTCTTGTTTCGTGTAATTCACTTATCCCAATCAAAACATTTGAAATCTGATCTTTTGTCATAAACACCGTGTCCTCCACGATTCTTTCTGTTACAGCATCCAAGTCTTCTTTCGTCTGCCATACATTCTGAATTTGCTCTTCTAAATCAAATCTATCCATTTTTTTATTTACCGGCCAGTTTGTGCAATAAGGATGCTCCGGAACAAATTTCTGTTCGTATCCTTTTAGTTGTTCTTTTTGTTTAATAGATTTATCAACAATATTTCTAGTAATTTTATCATTATCTGTTACAGTATTCATAGTTTCCTTACATAAAAAATACTTGATTAAGTCGGTATTTATCAGTAAACATACCAAGGTCTACATCTGCACTATGAAGAACATCCGACTGATATAATACCATTCTATTATACACCATATCAGCCTCAAATTCTACAGTATATGGGTTGTTTCCATTAACTTTAGCTTTAATATATTCAAATGTAACATCATCTACACCTCGCATCCATTCTGGTTGCCAATCTGAAGGGATACTCATTTCACCATTATGACTATATAAATTTGTTCCACCGGCACACTCATCCGGAGTATTTAAATAAATTACACTTCCAAATTGAAATGTAGACTTTTCACTAGGCTCATTCTTCCAATAATCTTGATGAGGTATTATACCTAAAGGATTCTTTTTTAAATATGTATCATTGGTAACATTGACCATAAACCCTAGATTGTCCCAATTTTTATTAAATTCGTCAATATTAAATAGTCTATTCTTTTGAAGTAATGGAATTTTAAAACTACCATCTTCCAGTAATTGAGTGCGTTGGACTTTTCCTTTCCATAATTTATTACTACATAGGTCTAAATATATATTATATAATTTTTCTTTTACTTCGGAAGTGTTTAAAGAACCTCTCATCCCTGGGAATCCTCCCACCAACTCAGGATCTTCACTATACTTCAAATCACACGCAAGTTCTCTAACTTCATCTGGATTCCTGTAGAAATCATCTACAACGATTGCGGACCTTCCCTTAATATCTTTGAAAGCTACAACCTTGGCATCTCCATTAAGTTCAAACATTATCTTCTCTCCGAATCATCTATTTCAGGAAAGCGGTGTTTCATTTTAGCACTGGTTGCTTTAATGTACGGATCATCAGTCTTTCTTCTATTCCTTGAATGTATTTCATCTATGTCTACTATGGCATCATAACCTAGCGGATCAAGAATCATTCGTTGGTTCTCTCTTTGAATGTGTCTCCATACTAGTCTATTTCCAGCTATTGGTTCTGATTCATTCATTAAATATTTTTGGATTCTTTCTCTCGCACGAAAGCCATACACTACTTCTGAAACCTTTATCCTTGCCTTTGTATGTTCTTATAGGATATTCATTCCATTTCAGTTTAAAATGAAAGTTCTTGTCTGGTCTATTTCCTTGATGATCTAAAGTTTGTTTTCCCCATTTCGATTCACCCAGACCATTTTCGTAGTAGTCCCAGCATTCCTTCTCCGAATTGAATTCTTTATCTACCGTTCTTTCTAGAGGAAACCATACTAGCACTAATGCAATCCAAATTTCAGTCATTGAAATCCGTGTTGCTGACCCCAATGGGCAATAGTTGCTCCAGTCCAACAAATCCAAATCAGATTCTTCCAAAACCACGTTACGTAATATGCTTCTAATACTCCCATTATTTTCCTTGTCCTCGATATTTTTTCCAGATTCGTCTTTTGTGTTTGTTCTTCGGTCTGGAATATTTTGACATTCCAATAGAGGTTCGTTTCGGCGTTACTTTAGACTTTTTTACTTGTGTTAATCCGTATGCTGATCTTCTAGCCATTTTATTTCTTTAAGTTATTGGGTTGATGGAAGGGGTTCGAACCCTCGACTTTCAGACCCACAATCTGATGCTCTACCAACTGAGCTACCATCAACATTGGTAGGCGAGGTTGGAATTGAACCAACGACCTCCACCGTATCAGAGTGGCATTCTAACCTGCTGAACTACTCGCCTATTGGTGGGGAGAGATGGAGTTGAACCATCACAGTCTCAGACGGGTGATTTACAGTCACTTGGGCTCGCCACTTGCTCAGTCTCCCCATTGTTTAGGTCCATTATAACAAGATC